CTTAGTAGCCCAAACCTTTTGCCGCTGGGAATAATTCAGATTGTCAAAGAAGTAGTTCTGATTGAACGTATTCGGGATCTCTTTGGTAACGCCGTTGTAAAGCAAGAACCGATCAACGCCTGTCCAAAAGTAAATGCCGTCGTATTCAATGACAGCCGACGAGGAAAGAAACGATGACTGACTTGTAATGATGTCGTATCGCCAGTAAGTGGTAGCGGCAAAATTTGCCGTTCCTGCTACGCCCAATGACTGGGGCGCATAAGACACACGAACTACTGAATCAAGTGACCAGAACAGACCCGATGGTGAATTAGAGCCGCCACGAACTGGCAAGCCTTGCAGGATCTTCCCTGTTGCTGCATTCACCCGATTGGCGTCGGCAGATACCCAATCATCAATGTCGCCAGCAGAGCAATTCCAAATAAGGCCGTCATTGCCGTACACAAAGACGTAAGGGTGAAGTGCCACCACCCCGCCAGATATAGAAACTTCATTATCAAAAGTTAGTGTTGTAGTGGCCGATATGGTGGCTGCTTGACTCAACGTAACTGTTGTCGAAACGACAGATACAACGGTTGTGCCTGCAGGAATGCCGGGTCCTTTAACGACCTGGCCTGCAGCAATCTTCAGACTGATCTCTGAAAGCGTAACTGTTGTCGTACTGTTAAGCGTGCAACTGTCTACAGCAAATAATCCGGCGGCCCAAAGCACGGTGCCTGATAAAGGTCCGCACAATAAGCGGGTGTTGGTTTCGTTATCTATGTCTTGCAAATCCTGCGAGGGGTGTGCAAGCAAGAGATTGGTATTCTGGCCAACCGTATCGGTAAACGTATCAAATTGCCAAGAGTTCAGATCTGACGCTGTAAATGGCGAGTCAATTGCAGATATTTGCAGCACGACGCCCGAGCCTGCGCCACCAAGGTAAGTGTTGCTGATAGTGAGGAATTCACCCTTCACATAACGCACACCACCGCCTGTAATCGTCACAGCAGTAACTGCACCGCCAGAGACCGTGACAGAGGCTCTAGCCCCGGTTCCTGTGCCTGTCGTGCTGTAAACCAGAGGCACATTCGTATAAGAAGCGTTGGTATAGCCGCTGCCTGCCGTGGTAATGCTTACCGTCGTAACAGGGCCGGCAAAGCTGTAATCCGTAACGCCAGCGCCTGTGCCGTTGTTATTGATAGGAACAACTTGCAAGCCATCTGAATAGCCGCTGTAGACGTTGTTATACAACCCGCGGACAACGACAAACACGCCTCGAGAGGGTCCTGCTAGGTTATCAACAATCTCACGGTAGCCGCCCATTTTACGAGGGCGTGCAAGCTCACCGCCAAACTTCTGAAAGCGTACCCAACGCCCGTCGGTGTAATACTCTTTGTCGAAAAGCGTGCCGTCCCGCTGAATACCAGGACGTGTATCGAGAGCGAAAACCTTCTTGGTCAAAACGTGCCCCCAGAGATACCGCCTGTGAAGTTGCCCGTTCCTGTGACTGCCAGGCCAGAGGTCGTGAAGTCAGCAATCAACGAGCCGCCCACTGAGATACCTAATCGGCTAGAGCCTGGTCGATAAATACCTGTGTTGGTTTCGCTTGCAAAGTTAAGCGAGGGGCTTGCTGCCGTGCCGTTTACAAGACTGATGGCCGTACCGCCAGCAATCGCTGTATTGGCGTTTAAGAGGTTAGTGCCATCACAGATAAGCGTGGCTTGTCCTGAGGCTGGCACGGTGGCTGTAGCACCTCCAGCAATGCCTGTAGAGACGGTTAAGGTGAAGACGCCTGCCGAGCACTGATTACTGATGACGTACAGACTCACAATCGGCGGCACGATGATCGTGACATTACCCGTTAAGGTGCCGTTGTAGATCTGGATGGTATTGGAAGCCTCATTCGCTGTAAGCGTGTAGGTTCCTGTTGTGACCGTCTTAGTAAGCGCTGAGAATGAAAAGTCAGTGCTAACGCCAAAGCCTACGGTGACAAAGGCCGTTCCCGTGCAAACAATAAAGGCTGACTCGTTAGGATTGAAGTCTTTCGTTGATGCGCCATCAATCAATTCGCCTGAGTTGCCGCTAACTGTCAGCGTGCCCGAGCCACTGTTTTTAACGAGGAAGAACCAGTTATTGCCTACTGTGGTGGCCAAAGGTAGCGTGGTGGTTGCTGTGCCACCTGTCCAGATGTAGGTCTGAGCGCGGTCGCCATCAACAAATGTCTGATTGGCAATAATTGAAGCTACTGGGTGGCTTTGGTTGAGTGTTGAGCCAACAGCAAGCAGACCGGCGCCGGCAAGCGTTGCTGCATCGGCAGATGAAGTGCCAGCGCCAAACTGCACATTCGCCCAAGTGCCATAGGTAGTGCTGTTATCAGTCAGATAAATGTATTTGGCAACACCTGAAGCAACCGTAATGATCGTGCTGTTGCCATCGTAGGTCTTAACAGTGAGTGTCTGAGCGCCCGTATTTCTGATGAGCGCGTCTTGGCCTACAGATACCTGATTGGCAGGTGGCATCCACAATTCGTAGCTTGTGCTCGTCGTGGAAACGTCCATGATCCGAGCAGCAGGGGTTTCTGTGCTCAGATTGCCATTGATAGGCCAGACAAGCTGTATGGTGCCCGTCGTTGATGTTAGGGCGATCTGCTCATAAGAAACGTCGGTTGGCTGAACAACGTCGCCAGTAAAGGGGCTTGTGTAGCTCATAATTAACTATCCGCGGCAATGGCCTGACGATCAGCGATACGCAGCTTGTCTTCGGCCATGAGGGTTTGGATGATGGCGTCGTATTGAGCCTGCCACATCGGTAGGCGCTCGTCGTTCTTCAGGAAAGGCATGGCTTGCAGCAAGGAGCCATAAAGCAGTGCCTGCGGTGCGTAGACCGTAAACCAATTCGTTTGGTTGGCAGAACTCAGCGGCTGCACGCGCTCGTAATAAAGCACTTCAAAGTTATAAGCCAGCGTAGGCGTAGGTGCTACGAACCAGTGCGTGTAATCGTAATCGCAGTAAAACTTAGGCACGCCTGTTTGCGTGGGGTCTGGCCAGTATTCCCGCAGGTACTCATACTTTCGTAGCAATACAGGATAGCGCTTGCCGGCCACCGTGATATTCATGGAAACCGTCTTGTGCCAACGAGCCGGTTTATCAATGACAGGATTGGCTGCTGTCATAGTGGCATTGCCTACAGTGAGGTTGCCTAGGAATTTAATCTGGCTTGCGATGACTTGCTCTGCCAAGCCGATAAAGGTAGGGATGCGCTCGAGCGTGGCATCATCAGTCCGTTCAAGGTACTGCTGAATATCCAGCACGAGGCTGTCATACGTCATTGCATAAGCGACTGTCATTACCACACCTTCTTCTTGATCGATTCAGGCTGCGGAACAAACTGCTTGCCCTGCCTTATTCCTTCACGCTTGGCTCGCGTGGTTGCCGCGTATTCAGAAGGTGTGAGCTTCTCTCGTGCCGCTTTCGGCAAATACCGCTCGCCGGTTGCTTTTGGACCTTGCGTGGACGGCTTTCCCGACTTCGTTCCCCAGTCTTCCTTCGTCCACTTTGAGAGCGAATTATCCGCTTTTTTAGGACCTTTGTAACCCCCGCCAGAGGCTTTGTACTTCTGGGTAGCTAACTGTGCCTTGCGGGCGCTCCATTGGCCTGGCGAGCCGCCTTTTCCTGAAGCTTTGACTGAGGCGACAATACGTTTCCATTTGGCCGGATCTGACTTGATTGCTGAACTCATCGCATTAACGCGGCCTCTGCCGCCCTCCTTCGAGTAAGTCCTGGTAGTACGCGGCCAGCGGCCTTGTTCCACTTGACACATTCCGTTGCAGCGCCGTCCCAATCGCCGGCATCAATACGCTTTTTGAAGGTCGATACACGGTAATTGCCAAGGCCACAGTTGTAGGCCCAGGAAGTAACCGCAGCCATACGTCTTGGGAGCGCTTTTGATAGGTTTGGCGACATCTTGAGCAGACCACGCACAAAATACTCGACGTGATGGTCTAGGGCGTCCTCGCACTGCTCCATAGTCCAGATGGTTCCAGGATTGACTTCTGGGCCGGTAGCGCCCCATCCTATGGTCCAAGGGTGTCCACGAGTGCCAGGATCGGGATAAGCCGTTACACGGCCATCAGGCAAGCGTTTTGCAAGCCCCTCAAAAGGCTTTATCAGTACATCCTTGCAAAGCTTTTTGGCCTCGTTCACGACTTGTTGTACTTCTCAATTGATCGTCCTACAAACCAGAACGTCAGCATCATGTTGAGCATGGCGAAGTCATCCTCGTCATAACTCTTGGTTAAAACCTCAGCCCAGTTAGCGTTACTCTGAAAGGCAATCGTTAGCCCAGCAGCCTTGACGGCCACATAAACACCAAAAGCAATCCAAGTAAGACCGGGGCGGGTAACAGCAGTGATAAAAGAAGCGAGCCAGCCAGCCTCTTTTGCGGTCTGGGCCTGTTCCTTAAATGCCTCCTTAATCGTGTCCATTTGCGAGATCGAGTAGTCCACATACTTCTCCTCCATCTTGAACTCGCCTCTCATTTTTTCGAGGTCGGTCTGAAGCTGGAACATACTCAACTCATGCTGGCGTTCGTTCTTCTTGTCCAAGAACTTTAGAACTTCCGGTGCAAGCCTGAATAAGCCGCCGAAGATGGAGCCAAGAAGACCGCCGCTTAGCAGATCAAACATAATTACCCCTTGGCCGTTACGATGTCCTGACCTTTTTTAACCGTCACCTTGGAGCCTTCAACATCAACTTGCATGGGCTGCTCGGCTCGGTCTAGTTTGTCAAGGCGGTGGATAAGATCTTTAATGACTTCAAACTCAGGCTTCTCTTGCTTGGCCGCGGTTCCCGCAATACCGTTAAGCATCTGAATAAGTGCGGTAAGTGAAGCGCCAAGCAAACCCATTACAGCGGCGATCTTTTCACCTTCAAGGAACAGTGATGCACCAACACCCACGAGTACGATTAGGAAGATATACAGCAGGCCATCTTCGCCAATGGCTTTACCTGCTACTTCTTTGGCCGAGTCTTGTGCTTTAAGCTCATCAAGCCTAATTCTGGCCTGGGCTTTAAGGACCGCTAGCTCGTGAGTTTTGTCGTCCATCAGATACCCAATAGTTTTTTAACAAATTCAGCCGCAGCGCCAGGACCGAGAAGCACTGCAGCAAATACCGCAATGATCCAATACTCAATCTTAGTCATGCGCTTATCGCCGTTGTTAAGCTGATCGGTTATCGCTTGATAACGGTTGGCGCATTCCTTCTCATGAGCGCTCATCCTGGCTTCTAGCACGGCATGCCTCGTCTCAATGGAGTCCATAATTCATTAGGCGGCCTGGCGCTGGGCATTAAATGCAGCAATCACTTCAGGCGTCCATACTGCATTGCAGATAGCCTGAACGCGAGGATCTTGATTGGAAATATCAACGCCGGGAGCCAATGACGACCGATGATAAGAGCGTGAGATTTCATTGCCATCTTCTACGATGCGTGTCACCTCACGGATTAACACGCCACCGTTTTCAATGACTTCAATCTTGTCAATAACCACTTCTTTGTTAATCATAAAAACCTCACGTTGCAGAGAAATAAAACCCACTGCCAACTAGCAGTATCGAAGAGGTAAGGTTGGCCCCAGTTATTAGTCCGGATGTCAAAGCATTTGGAGCGGTTTTGTAATTTACAGAGACTGACCCAGTTACTTGAGTCCAATTAATAGTGCTGAAATATCCAAACGATGGTGCATTTGTTGAAAAATTATTAGCAAAGCCATATGCCATCTGTGGAGAAAATACCGGATTTGATGTGTTTGGTGCGTATGGAAGCCCTTCAATATAAAGTTCATTTGAAGTTGATCCGGTCACTGATAACGCAGATAGAGAGATTCTAAATAATACAAAAACCACCGAACCAACTTTTCGATAAGAGCCTTTTGTCGTTAATGTGACATACGTCGGAGTTATGTCGCCATTAAGAATATCAATACTTATAAAACTTGGCGTCCACGTTCCTTCTTCATAATCATCAAGCGTATTTGCATCTGCCGAAGAAACTTGAACTGCGGGAAACGTCAGCCCATTGGCTGTTAAAAAACCCGCCGAGGTCACTGTAGCGGTTGAATTCTGAATGATCTTGCCGCCCGTACCGTCGTAAATAGCGATCGCACGATCTGTTGCACTTGTTGGCCCGATTACGTCGCCAGTGCCAAGACCTGAAGCAGTAAGTGCAATGCCTCCTGCCGTGTTGGAAATGCTTAACGGCGGACTAACCGTGATATTGGCCAGGGTAAAACCTGAGCCATTGCCGATCAGTAGCTGGCCGTTAGTTGCAGCAGCGGTTACACCTGTGCCGCCGTTGCCATAAGGCAATGTGCCTGTAACGCCGTTTGTTAAGTCAATCTGCGCCCATGCCGGGTTGTTATTGGTTCCCGTGTTGGATAGATAACGCGTGGCTGAGGTGCTCTTGGCAAGTCTTGCAAGCGTATTAGCACCAGAGGCGTAAAGCAGATCGCCCTGCGAGGTCAAAACCGAAGAGGCAGATGGCGCAAAGGACATCGTGCCTGAGCCATCAGTTTGAACGGCCTGGTAGGCAGAGCCATCAGCCGCCGGATAAGTTAGGCCA